CTCCCGAAATCTATGCATTCAAGCCGCTATCCGCTGAATAACGCCGGAGCACGCCGACCATATGGCGCTACCAGCCGAGACTAGGCGGAACGTCCTGACAGGCCGGGAGCATCCCCGGCTCGCTCCACCGACGCCGGCGCGGTCCCAGGTCAAGGACTTCACGGCCACCGCCAAGAGCGTCGGTCTCGACCTCATGCCGTGGCAGATCGTCGTCGGCCGCTACCTCTACGCGAGCGGTCCCGGTGGCCGCTGGACGTGGCCCGAGGTGGCCGTGATCGTTGCGAGACAGAACGGCAAGACCGAGCTGATCATCCCTCACATCCTTCACCGTCTCGCGGCCGGCCGGAAGGTCCTTCACGCGGCCCAGACCCGCGAGCTCCCGCGCAAGATGTTCCTCCGGCTCCTCCCGATCGTCGAGACACGCTGGCCCGACGCCAAGATCCGACGGGGCGGCGGCCAGGAGTCGATCAGCCTGCCGTCGACCGGCGGCGAGTACCTGATCAGCGCCGCGACCGGTGGCGCGCCCCGCGGCCTGACGATCGACGACCTCATCGTCGACGAGCTGCGCGAGATCGGCGAGGAGTTCATGGGCGCGGCCACGCCGACGCAGATGGCGAGCCGCAACCCGCAGACGCTCTACCTCAGCAATGCCGGCTCCGAGGAGAGCCTGTCCCTCAACGCGGTCAAGATCCGGGCCGACGACGACCCGAGCCTCGCCTACCTCGAATGGTCCGCCGCTCCCGATCGCCTCATCGAGGACGTCGAGGGCTGGGCCGAGGCGAACCCGTCCATCGGCCATATGCCGATGCTCCTGGACAACCTGACCCGCCAGTACCGCAGTCACAAGCTCGCCGGCACGATGGCCCACTTCGAGACCGAGAACCTCTGCCGCTGGGTCACGACGATGCGCGAACGGCTCGTCGACGACTTCGCGTGGTCCCAGTGTCGCGGCCCCGTCGACCAGCCCGTCCGTCCCGCCATCGGGATCGCGATGGACCCCGACGGCCGGCGCGCCAGTATCGCCCTCGCCTGGGCCCAGGGCAGCCGCATCGCCCTGACGCTCGTCGCCGACGTCAAGGGCGAGCCGATCGACACGGCCGCCCTGGGCGAGACGGTCAAGGCCCTGTCGCAGAAGCACGGGGCCGCGGTCGGCTTCGACCTTCACACGGACTGGCAGCTCTCCAAGTACGTCCGCAAGGATCGCGCCGTCAACCTCGTCGGACAGAAGTTCTCGGGGGCCTCGGCCGAGTTCGCCCGCCTCGTCAGCGCCGGCGCGATCATCTGGGCCGATGCCGACGCCGTGACCGACGACCTGACCTGGACGGTCCGACGGCAGGACGGCCCCGAGGGCACGTATCAGGCCGTCACGGCGAAGGAAGACCGGCCGATCACGGCGTCTCTCGCGGCCATCAGGGCCGTCGGACTGGCATCGAAGCCGAAGACGAGCGGGGGACTGAGGGTGCAATGAGTCTTTGGGACAGCGTCACTCGCCTCATGGCCCTTCAGCCGATGCAGGAGCGGATCGAGCTTCAGTCGCCCGAGTTCCCGTCCCTGGAGACGCAGATCGAGCGGATCAGGGCGGCCAACCGGCCGGCACCCTTCGCGAGCGTCCAGGAAGCCCTCAGCGTCCCGGCGATCCAGCGGGCCGTCACCCTCATCAGCCATACCGTCGGCTCCGTCTCGATGCAGGGATGGCGGAACGGCGTGCCGATGGACCCGACGCCGATCATCCTCGCCCGCCCGAACCCCTACGACACGCCGTACGAGACGTATCGGGACATGGCGTACTACCGGGCGACGCGCGGCGAGACGATCCTGTGGATCGCCAACCGCGACGGCGACGGCCTGCCGATCGCCCTCGTCAACATCCCGCCGTGGCAGGTCCAGGTCCAGGGGAACCCGCTGAACGCCCTGCGCCCGACGTACACCTGGGGCGATCCGACGACCGGCGACGTCAAGCAGGGCACGCGCTACAGCGTCGCGAACCCGTCGGGCAGCTTCGTCCACATCATGTACCACCGCGACGACGCCAACCGGCTCCGCGGCATCGGGCCGCTCCAGATGTGCGGCGCGGCCATCTCCGTGGCCGTCGAGGCGATGCAGTGGGCTTCGAGCTTCTTCTCCGGCGGCGGCGTCCCGCCGATCATCATCAAGTCCGCCGACGGTCTCGATCCGACGATCAAGGACGACACCGGCCTGACCGAGGCCCAGACCCTGAAGCGGGACTGGTCCTCGGGCAACCCGAACGAGCCGAAGATCATCGATCCCGGCATCGAGTCGGTGCAGCAGCTCGACACGAACCCCCAGGGCGCGCAGATGCTCGACGCCCGTCAGCACGGCAACGGCGACGCCGCCCTGATGTTCGGCATCCCCGGCGTCCTCCTCGAATACAACGCCTCGGGCTCGTCACTGACGTACCAGTCGATCCCGGACGTCTGGATCGAACTGCTCCGGGGCTGCCTGACGCCGACCTACTTCGAGCCGATCGAGGCCGCCTTCTCGGACCTCCTGCCGCGGACGCAGGCGGCGAGGTTCAACACCCGCGCCCTCCAGCGGGCCGATATCAAGACCCGTTACGACGTCTACAACATCGGCGTGCCGCTCGGCGTCATCACGCCCGAGCAGGCCCAGATCGAGGAGGGCTACCTCCCCGGCGACATCGAGTACGAGCCGATCCCGCCGTCGCCGCCGCAGGCGTCCGCCGGCCTGTCGCGAGAGACCCGTTGTCTCGGCCTGCTCTCGCCCGAAGCGGCGCGGAAGCGCGGCTGGAAGACGATGGACGGCTTCGACCGCCATTGCGGCAAGAAGCTCCTGGCCGGCTCCCGCTACTGCTCCCGCTGCAAGACGCCCGTCGCGGCATGATCGACGCCCTCGCCGGAGAGGTCCACTTCGAGCACCATATCCGGCCCATCTGGGACGCCCTGCCGGAGGAGATCCGGGGCACGTTCTACCGCCGCAGCTTCGCGATGCGCCCAGGGCCGAACCCCGTCATCACGGCGGCGGCCGGGGACATGAAGCGGGCCCGGGCGATGGGCCGGCCGGTGGCGCTGATGGAGCACGGCTGCGGCCAGTCGTTCGGCGGCGATCCTCGCTCCGACAAGTTCCCGAGCTACGCCGGCAACAGCGGCCGGGGCGGCGTCGGCCTGTTCCTCCATCCCGGCGAGCATCCGGCGGCAAGGGATCGGAAGCGCTATCCCGATGCCCGCATCGAGGTCGTCGGCTGCCCGAAGCTCGACAGCCTTCCACGAAAGGAGGGACCGCGGCGATCTCCCCCCGTCGTCGCGGTCTCATTCCATTGGAAATGCACCCTCTGTCCCGAGACCGATAACGCCTGGGACGCCTTCAAGGACCAGGTCGCCGAGCTCGCGAAGACGTACGAGGTCATCGGCCACGGCCATCCGAGGATCATCCACCGCCTCAAGACGTTCTATCAGCGGATGGGGATCGAGACCGTCGGCTACTTCGGCGACGTCTGTGCCCGGGCCGACGTCTACGTGAACGACGCCAGCTCGACCCTGTTCGAGTTCGCGGCCACCGGCCGTCCGGTCGTCGTCATGAACCCGAAGAAGTACCGTCGCGATATCAATCACGGTCTCCGCTTCTGGGATGCGGCCTCGGTCGGCGTGAACGTCGAGGAGGGCGGTAACCTGACCGAGGCCGTTGCCCTGGCGATCGAGGACACGCCGGGGCAACGGACCTCCCGCGAAGCCGCCCTCGACCTCGTCTACGCCCGCCGTACCGGCGCTGCGCAGCGGGCCGTGGACGCCCTCGTCGACTGGGCCGGGGAGCTTGCGGTTGCGGCGTGAGGCACTATCTCCTGACCCGGGCGGCCTACGGGCCTGACGTTCCGCTCGACGTCAACCGCCGCCGGCTCGACCTGACCGAAGGCGTCCTCGTTCGCAGCCTCGCCGCGCAGACGACGAAGGACGTGACGTGGCTGGTCCTCATCGACCCGAAGGACCCGCTTCTCGACGAGCGGATCTCCGTCCTCCGCGAGTCGGGCCTGCGTCTCGTGACCGGCGACGCCGGCCGGATGGTCCGCGGCCACCGCTTCGATCGTCCCTGGGGCCCGTGGCCGAAATACATCGAGCGGGACGGGCCGACCCTGACGACCCGGATCGACGATGACGACGCCTTCGCCCCGTGGGTCCTGGAGCGGTTCACGGCGGCGGCCGAGGCCCGCACCCTCCGAAAGCGGATCATCTGGACCCTTCCGGTCGGTTGGCGGACCCACGCCGGCAGGGTCAACCTCCGCACCGACGTCCTGACGCAGTTCACGGCCCTCTATTCGCCGTCCCGGGACACGCACACGATCATGCATATCAATCACACGAGCATGGACCGGCTTGCGCCGATCGAGCCATTGACGGAAGAACCGGCCTGGGTCTGGACGCGCCACGACGACGCCCGCAGCAAGGACAGTCGGGCGTCCACGATGAACCGGGACGCGATGCTGCCGCTGACCGACGAGATCCGGTCGCAGTTCGACATCGACTGGTCCCTCGTGTGAAGCTCGACATCGGGGCCGGCTCCGTCGCCGCCCACGGGCCCGACTTCCTGACGGTCGACGCCTACGCGCCGGCCGACGTCACGGCCCAGATGTGGGACCTTCCGTTCCCGGACGGATCGGTCGACGAAATCTGGACGTCGCACGCCCTCGAACACGTCCCGCGGGAGCGGGTCATGCCGACCCTGACGGAATGGGCCCGAGTCCTGCGGCCCGAGGGCACGGCGACGATCAGCGTCCCCGACCTGGACTACGTGACGCGCTACTGGATCAGGCACCGCGGCGAGGAATGGGCGCTCCAGATGATCTTCGGCAACCAGCTCCACGAGGGCGAGTTCCACAAGACCGGCTGGACGTCCCGCAGCCTGCACGTCGACCTTGTCGCCGCCGGCTTCACGGTCAGCAAGGTCGAACGGATCTGGGACCATCGACAGATGACTCTGCGGGCCCGCGTCGTCCGGTGAACGTGACGATCGTCGGGACCGGCCCTTCGCTCCTCAGGCTGACGCCGGCCGACTTCCCGGACGGCCCCGTCATCGTCCTGAACACGGCCATCCTCGAGGTCCGCAAGCTCGGCCTCGTCAACGAGATCCACACGATGCAGAAGGACGGTTGCCTCGTCCCGCCGGTCCTTCCCGAGCGGCTGATCCATTCGGCCGTCGAGTCACCCGACTGCCACGCCGACTATCCGTATCGCCGGGTCATCGACATCGAGAGCGAGTTCGGCCTCGCCTGGAACACGATGTCGGCCCCGATCGCGGTCAGGGTCGCCGCCCAGATGGGCGCGAAGACGGTCCGAATGCTCGCGATGGACGGGGCCTTCCGGGGCGGCGACAGTCGTCGGGTCATGGCCGACGGCACCATCCGCCGGATGCCACCGCACCGCTACTCCATCGGCGGCCGGCAGTCCGAGGCCGAGGCTGCGAAGTGCGGCCTTGCGATATCGTGGCGATGAGCGGCGACGACGTCGACTTCGGTCGGTGCCCCGGCGTCGCCGCTCGTTGACAACGCAACGACGACGGCGCTACTCTCCGACGTAATCGAACACCGAACGCCGACATCGTGCCCTGAGTGGCCGTCGGAAGTGGCCTCCGCGCTAGTGCCCTCTGCGCAGCGTAGGAGGTCTTTCCTTATGGCCGACGGAGTCGACGAGGGAGCATGGGACGGCGCAGCGGCGATGTCCTATGCCACGCAGCAGGACAACCCAGCGGCAGCGTATGAGGCGATCTGCGCCGGCAGGCGGGCCGGTGATCCGGCCTTGCAGTCGTCATGGGCCCTGCCCCATCACTCGCACCCGGGCGACGCCCCGAACGCCGACGGCGTCAGGGCGGCCCTCCAGCGTCTGCCGCAGACGCAGGGATTGACGAACCACGACGCCGCCCAGGCCCACCTCGACGCGCACATGACGGCCATTCACACGGCCGAAGGCAATGCAGGAGCAGGAGCGATGGACGCCGGCGAGCATCGGCAGCTCGATCTCGAAGCCGAGTTCACGTTGAACGTCGCGGAGCGGCGTCTCGGGTTGAAGCTCCTGACGTACAACACGGTCGTGGACTCGCGCTTCGGGCCGATCATGTTCGAGCCGCGGGCGTTCGGCGAGGTCGATCCGAAGTCCGTTCGGCTGCGGATGGACCACGCCAATCCGCCGACCGGCTTGGGCTCCTCGTTCGACGACCAGCCCGACGCCCCGTACATGGACTTCAAGGTCAGCAAGACGCAGCGCGGCGACGAGCAGCTGACCCTTGCCAACGACGGCGTGTCCCGCGGCGTCTCGGTCGGCTTCGACGAGGTCGCTCCCGGCCCCAGGGCGAAGACCATCGACGGCAAGCGCGTCCTCGTCTACGGCCCGAACTCGGCCCGGTTGGCCGAGGTCAGCACCACATGGAACCCCACGTTCCCCGTGCCCCTTGCGGGCGTCGCTTACGTCCTCTCGCAGGACGAGAAAGGAACAGGCCCGATGGCCGAGCAGGAGATCCCGGTCACGGGACCGGATACGGCGGCGATTAACGCCGCGATCGAGCGGCAGCTGGCCGCAGCGGACACCCGTTGGGACACGAGGATGGACGTCGTCCTCAGCAAGTTCGACGAGTTCGCCGAGGCGCAGCGGGCGCAGTTCACCGTCCCCCAGGACAGCGAGCCCGTTCGCAAGCCGAAGCTCCACGACTGGGTCGAGATCGCGCTGCGCCAGATGCGCGGCCAGAAGATCAGCGACAAGGAGCTGAAGACCCTCGCCCTCGACGACGTGATCACGTCGGACAACCCGGGCCTCGTCCCCGAGACGCTCGTCCCGGACTACGACGACCTGATCAACAGCGCGCGGCCGTTCCTTCAGTCGACGCGCCAGATCGCGGCCCCGATCGGGACCTCGATGCTCCTGCCGATCATCACGCAGCGGGCCGTCGCCGGCACGCAGGCGAGCGGTGAGAAGACGGACGTCTCGACGACGGCCACCCAGGTCGGCACCGGGACCTTCCCGTACGTCACCGTCTTCGGCGGGGCGGATATCTCGATCCAGATGATCAACCGCGCCGAGCGGTCGTTCTTCGACGTCCTGACGGGCGACATGGCGATGGCGTACGCGCTCGACGCCGACACGAAGGCCCTGATCGCGCTCCTGACGGGCTACACGGATAGCGCGAGCAACAGCCACGTTCCCGACGACGGCGGGACGATGGACCCCGAGGACCTGAAGATCGGCGACGCCTGGGCGACCTCGATCCAGGTCTACAAGCGGGCTCCTGACACGATCTGGATGAACTCGGCGGCCGTCGCCCGGTTCATCGACGCGAAGGGCCCGCTGACGGGTGCTCCGCTCTACTCGAACCTCGCCGCAGCCTTCACGGCCGGCGGCGGGCCCGGTGGGACGCTCTCGGGCCTGCGCCCGATCTACGTCCCGGCGATGGACAACCTCAGCGTGTCGGGCGAACAGGTCGACGTCATCGTCGGCCCGTCGCGTGGCTTCGTCTGGGCCGAGGACGCGGCTCGTCAGCTCCAGGTCGACGTCCCGAGCAAGCTCGGCCGCGACATCGCCCTCGTGGGCGGCCTCTTCCCGGCCCCGCGCTTCGCGGACGCCTTCACCGTCTACACGATCGCGGCGAGCTGATGGCGAAGGTTCCCGCCTCGTTCAAGGAACACCAGTTCAAGAAGGGCGGCGGACGGGTCGGACCGTCCAAGCCCGCCCCGAAGCCGAAAGGCAAGTAACCATGGCGGACTGGCCGACAACCGATGACCTGAAGCAAGCCCTCGACCTCGATCCTGGGTCGGACTCGTGGGCTGATCGTCTGGACATCGTCTTGTCGGCCAGCATCGCCCGAGTCAAGCGGGACGTCGGGATCTGGGACGAGATGACCGACACGCCCGACGAAGCCCTCAATCAGGCCGCGCTGCGCATGGGTTGGCTCATCTGGGCCAGCCCGACGCAGCCCGTCGAGGTCCTGAGCGCAGATCCGGCGTACCGGGCCCTCCTGTTCGGCCACCGTCGCCGGTTCGCGGTCGCATGAGCAGCACGACGGTCCTGATCAACACCGACGCGGACGGCACGTTCTCCTATGAGCGGCCGTTCTTCGGCCTGATCGAGGCCGTCACGCTGGTCGTCGGCGATCTCGATATCGGTGCCCTGGACGTCGTCATCACGGACGCGACGTCGCTGACCCAGTTCCACGAGTTCGGCGAGCTTGACGGCGACGCCTACTACCAGCCGTCCGAACCGTTCCCGGTCTACGGCACGTTGTCCGTCTTCGTCCAGCAGGGCGGCGACACGAAGCACGGTTCACTGAGGTTCATGACGCAGACATGAGCGACAAGACACGACAGGCCATCGCCGACCGACTGGCGGCCAACCGGAAGGCGACGGGCGTGGCCATCCGCGAGCCGAAGCCGGCCCCGAAGAAGGCGACGCCGAAGCCGAAGCCCGTCGAAACGGCCCCTGAGCCCGTAGAAGTCACGGAGACGCCCGAGACGCCCGAAGAGGCACCGGATGGCGCTGAAGGGTAAGTCGGAGCTGAACGCCCGTCTGCGGGCGATCAAGCAGACGTTCAAGCCGATCGGGCGAGCCTGGGCGGATGACGATGTCGCCGAGAACCGCCGCCGCGTGCCGGTGAAGACGGGTCGGCTGCGGGCGTCCTTCCGCGTCCGCAACGCGACGCAGCGGAAGGCCGTGGTCGTCGGCCACTACACGGCCAACTTCATCGACGCCGGGACGAAGGCCCACGACGAGACCGCGAAGGGCAACGCCATGCGGTTCGCCATCGGCGGCAAGACGATGTTCGCCAAGAAGGTCCACAAGCGAGCGACGCCGGCGCAGCGGTTCAAGCGGGAAGCGGCGATGGAAGCCCTCCGCAAGAACCCGATGGCCGTTGAGCTGATCAAGCAGTGGAACAACGCGGCATGATGACCCGGATCCCGTTCGAGACGGCGGCCCGTGCCGGCGCGGTCCAGATGCTGAAGGACTACGCCCAGGACACGAGTTCGGACCTCCAGGTCTACCCGGCGCGGCCGATCGTCATCACGCCGCCGCACGCCTTCATCGAGTCGATCGGCGAGGACATCACGTGGTCTCCGGGTCTCCGGCAGCGGACGATCCGGGTGACGATCCGCATCGTCTGGGGCCTCTTCGACTCGCTCGACGCCGTCGGCCAGCGGGACTTCTTCATCGACAACTTCATCGACTGGACCTCCGACCGTCCGCACGCGGCCAGCGGGTCGACGGTCATGGAACCCCGGAATGTCGATGATGAGCCTGCTTTTACGCCCGATTGGGGCGGTGAGAAGCAGCGAAACACCACATACTTCTCGTCAACCCTGACGCTGGAGGGCTTTGCCGGCGGCTATTGACGCAATCGAATAGCAGGACTCATGACCCGCGCCGGTCGGTAGGCGTAACACCACAAGGAGAGTCCAGATGCCGGTCCAGGGCTTCACACGCGCCCGACGTCACCAGTTCGGGCGTCAATCCATCTTCGGGTCGAAGGTCGCCGCCACGCGGGCCTACCCGAAGACGGGCGTCCCCACCGTCGACCTGACGAAGACGGACCCCGATGTCGATACCGGGTCGATCGTCAAGACCGTCGCCCCCTACCTCGGGGCGTCGAACATCACGGCCGCCCTGACGGACCCGGCCCTCGCCTACAACAACATCCCGCTCCTGATGTCGGCGATGTTCGGCGGACAGGTCAGCCCCACCGGCGGACCGGCCTTCTCCTGGAATTGGAAGCCGGCCGCCGCCGCGCCCCTCGACGAGGCCGACGTCCACACCTACGAGTTCGGCGACGACGTCGTCACCGACTGGTTCCAGCTCGGCGACGGCTTCCTGGAGACGCTGACGATCACCGGGCCCGAGGGCCTCGGCCCCATCTCCGTCTCGGAGACGTGGCGCTTCGGCTCCGGCAGCTCCACCGGCTCGACCGACTTCCCGGCCGACGGTGGCGTCCCGACGTCCCTGACGGTGGACACGGCCCCGGTCTACGTCTACCTGAAGGACATGGGTATCTTCATCTCCGGGAACGAGTCGGGTCTCGGCGGTGGGCAGATCCTGAACGCCCTCCACAGCTTCGTCCTGACGATCACGGCGACCCGCGACCTGAAGCGATGGGCGGACGGCACCCAGTCCTTCGACATCGAGGCGATCGGGACGACGGGCTACGAGGTCGCCCTGGCCCTGACCTTCGCGAAGACGGACGACACCGTCGGCACCGGCTCCGAGGCCGATGCGTGGTACTCCGAGGACGCGGTCGCCCGCGTCATCGAACTCAGCTTCGAGTCCCTCGTGGACGTCCCGACGAGCGGTACGCCGTTCTCCTGGGATATCTCGATGCCGGCGTGGTACTACACCCGCGACGACGGCGAGGTCGGCGGCAACACGACCGTGACCTTGACGGCAAACGCCTACTACGAGCCCGACAGCTTCGGCGGCTTCTTCGACACCACGGTCGTCAACGGCCTCAGCGACGCCGACCTCGGCACGATCACGAGCTAGTCGTGGATATCCGCTGCGTCTGCCCTCCGAAGGCAGACGGTTCACCGCGCCACGACCACGACGAGATCACGCTGCGGGATAAGCTCGACTTCCGCAGCAGCATCGCCCTTCGGAATGCTTTGGCTCTCGCTTCGAACGAAAACGACGGCGAGCTTGACTTTGCCGACATCCTCGCCATCCTCACGGAGCGGTTCATCCGCTACGGGATCGAGGCGTGGACCGTCGTCGACGCCAAGAACCAGCCGGTCCCCGTGTCCCAGAAGGCGATCACGGACCTGATCCTCACCGATATCGACCTTGCGACGGCGATCGGCGACGAGGCGGACGAGAGGTATCGGGCCGCGGCCCTTCTCCCTTTGATCGAGCGGGGACAGACGTCCTCGCGTACTACGCCGACAACCGCATCGACATCTCCCACGACGCCGTCATCAACGAAGCCCCGGACGCGGTCCTCGCGATCCTCGATCACGAGTATCCCGACGGCCGCCACCGAGACGACTTCGAACTCGCTCGATGGCGACTCCAGCTTATCGCCGAAGTCGGTGTCGGCCGCCTGAGCCGGCAGCACCAGGCCGAGGAAGATAGCAACGTGGCCCACCTGAAGCAGGCGATGCGCTGATGGCGATCTCGGAGACCGCCCGCCTCATCGCGTCCCTAGAGCTGAAGGACCTGTTCACGAAACAGGTCGACTCGGCGTCGAAGTCGCTCGGCAAGTTGGACAAGTCGCTCGACTCGTCCCAGTCGCGAGCCTACAAGGCCGGGACGCAGATCGGGACCGGGATCAAGCGCGGAGCGGCGATCGCGGTCGCGGGCATCGGCCTGCTCGCGACTCAGGTCGCCCTCGGCGTCAAGTCCCTAGAAGACGTCGAGAAGGTCACGGCCCAGACGAACGCGGCGCTGAAGTCGACCCATGACGTCAGTAAGCAGACGGCCGACGGCATCCGCGCGATGTCGAACGAGTTCGAGAACCTCAACGCCACCATCGACGACACCGTCATCCAGGCCGGGGCCAATGTCCTCCTGACGTTCACGAACATCCGTGAGAAGGCGTTCAAGCCGACCCTGCAAGCCGCCTTAGACCTGTCCACGGCGATGGGACAGGATCTTCAGTCCTCGGTTGTGCAGATCGGCAAGGCTCTCTCCGATCCGATCAAGGGACTCACGTCGCTGACCCGCGTCGGCGTGACGTTCACGGCGGCGCAGAAGGCCCAGATCAAGGAACTCGTCAAGTCCAATGATCTGTACGGGGCGCAGAAGATCATCCTCAGCGAGCTGAACAAGGAGTTCGGCGGCTCCTTCCTCGCCCAGGGCAATACAACAGCCGGCAAGATCGCCAAGGTCAAGGACGCGATCGACGATCTGCAGCGGGCCCTCGCCACCGCCCTCCTGCCGGCCTTGGGCAAGATCGCCGACGCGACATCGAAGTTCCTCACCCGGCCCGAGGTGGTGGCCGGCGTGCAGAAGCTGGGGCAGCAGATCGCGGGCCTCTTCTCGGACGAGAACCTCGCCCAGGGTGCGAAGGTCCTCGAGGGCCTGTTCCAGACGGCGAAGGATCTGGCCCCCGCCATCGAAGCATCGGCGAAGGCGACGTTCACCCTCGTGCAGGCCGCCGTCGGCCTGTTCAAGTCGCTGCCGCCGGAGATCCAGTCGCTCGCCGTCGGAGCGTTCGCGATCAACAAGCTCACGGGCGGCCTGGTGACGAACATCGCCGGTGGCGTCCTCGACCTGATCAAGGGCAGCCGTGGAGCGTCACCGGAGAACCCGGTGTTCGTGTCGGATATCGCGAAGGGGCTCCCACCGCTACAGGGAAATCCCGGTGGCGGCGGGCTCCCGGTTACGCCCCTGCCCGGTATCGCGGATGAAGGCGGCTTGTCGGGGTTCCTGAAGAAGCTTCCGCTGATCGGGGCGGTCTTCAGCATCTCGGCGTCCCTCGCTCCCGACCTCGCACGGGCTACCGACAACCTTAACAAGCTCGTGGACAGCTTCCCCGGCGGACCCGGAAGTCGGTCGACCGGTTCTCTCCCGAACCCCATCCTTGACCGTGGCGGCCGTGAACTCGGGACGCCGGGGATCGGCGCAGCACTGAACAAGATCATCGCCGCGTTCAGCGGAGAGGCAGGGGCGCTCAAGCTGCTCCACGCCGACTTCCGCGATGCGTTCAAGCAACTCTCGGGCGCGAAGACGGCGCAGCAGATCAAGGACGCGATCAAGTCGATCAACAAGATCACGTTCGACAAGGGCATCGGCGGCTCCGGTGGCGCGTCGGCGACGGAGAAGACGCTCCGCGGCCTGCTCCGGGAGTTCCCGTCCCTCGCCAAGATCCTCGTCCCCGAGATCCGTAAGGTTCACGCCAAGATGCTCGGCCGGCAGTTCGAAGAGGGCGCGTTCCGCAGGTTCGACAAGATCAGCAAGTCGAACCTGGACAACGGCAAGAAGGTCGCAGAGCTGCAGAAGATCGCGAAGGACGTCGGGGCGAAGGACCGCGCCAACGGGGCCCGTCTGCAGGCGAAGGTCGACGCCCTGAAGGCCACCGTCGCCTCGCAGCTCGCGCAGACCCGGAAGACGATCGCCGCCAACGACCCCCGCATCTACCTCACGATCCCGGTCGAGAACCGCGTCGTCGTCAACGCCCGTCAGGTCCAGGCCACGTCGGCGATCTTCAGCCGCGTCTTCGGCGGGACACGCAGCAGCCCGTACGCGAAACCGGGCGGCTGATGCCTCTCGTCCTCAAGGTCAACGGCGTTACCCTGCCTCACCGTGTTCGCCTCAACGACGGCACGAACAACGGCATCGACGGCTTGACGTCGGCCGCCGACGGCTCCGGCTCGATGGGCGGGATCATTGTCGACGATCCGAACCACGATCTCGTCCTCCAAGGCTGGGAGACGGCTGAGGTCGAAGAGACAGACTGCACCGCGGCCCCGCGGCTGATCACGGCCTTCGTCGGCGACAGGACGACGACCCACGGCAACTATCCGACCGACGGCGGCCGTCAGGTCAACGTCACGCTCTACGATCAGAACGTCCTGCTGTCGTGGGCCCTGATCACCGGAGCGGACGGCAAGCGGCCCGTGGAGTCGCGGACGGCCCGCATCGACTGGCTCCTCGGCTCCGACTACCTGAATACGATCGTCTTCGACACCGGCTTCGTGGTGCCGTCGGGGGCGTCGGACTTCGACGAGGCCGACTACCGCGGCCAGTACCCCCGCGATGTCCTCGACGACATCCTCGGGGCGTTCCAGGTCGCGTTTGCCTTCTGGGACGAGGCCGCGGACAAGGTCGGCCTGTTCTACGACGCCATGACGGCCACCACGAGGGACTCGACCCTCAGCATCTCGAACGACCTCGATGACATCACGTTCGCCGACGGCGTGATCTCGGGGACGTGCTGGCCGCCGTACATCGACGCGGAGCTGGCCCAGGACCCCTCGAACGTCTACAGCCTCGAACGCCTGACCTACACGAACGGCCTGCTCCTGCGGGAACGACCCGCGACGAAGGCCCAGTTCTTCCCGTCGCCGTACCCCGACCGCGGTCAGGCGACCGACCGCAGCCGGATCGGCAAGGCCGTCACGGCGGACCACTACATCGACGCCCTGCTGGAGCAGGCGTCGGCCGAGGACGAAACGGTGACGTGCACGCTGCTCCTGCCGTCGACCCACGTCGGCCTCGTGGATGCCGGCCAGAGGATCAGCGTCAAGTTCGTCCACCTGGACGGGTACGAGACGTTCGTCTACACCCGGATCACGTCCCGGACGACACGGCAGGCCCTCGGCCGCAGCGACCTCTACGAAGTGCAGCTCACGCTCAACCAGCGCGGGCCCTTCGGGGGCGGTGGCGGGGGCGGCGGCAGCAACCCGCCGCCGACGACGTTCCCGCCCGGGCCGATCACGCCGGTTCACTTCTATGAGGGAGCGCTGTCGTTCCAGTCCGACGGCTACGGCACGGGCCACGTTACCGGCGTCGGGGCGGTCATCCCGAACACCACGAACAGCTCGACGAACACGGCCGCCGTCACGTTCGTCATGGGGATCACCTACAACTACTCGTTCACGATCGCGCAGACCGGCGGCGACAATCCGCCGAGCGTCGGACTGGGAACCGACAGCGGCAACGACGCCACGTCCCTCGGCCTGCCGTTCACGACCGGTACGGGCTCCGGGACGCAGACGTTCACCGGCTCGTTCACGCCGACAGTCGACGTGTCGAACGTCTACGCCTACTTCGCCACCGGGGCCCTCGGCCATCCGGTCGGCGGTCGGACGACGATCGGCACATGGGTCATCGACCCGGTCGGATGGGATCCTGGAACGCCGGTGGAGCTGTCGCCCGGTCAGCCCAACCAGCGTCCCGAGGTCGTCACGATGACCGGCGCGAACGGGACGACGCTCTGGCCCTTCGCCAACGGCACGCTGAAGGTCTTCGTCGATGACACCGACCAGACGGGCGCGATCACGGCCCAGGACGGGGCCGCAGGGACGTTCACCCTCGGCTTCACGCCGTTCGTGGGCGAGGTCGTGACCGTGGAGTACGTCGGGCGATGACCGCCGCCGATCCGGAGGGCCGCGTCCGGCATCTCCTCGACGTCATGCACAAGACGTTCGACGCCGCCGGCGACCCGATCGCAGCCGGGATGGTGCCGATCGCCGACGGACTCGGACAGGTCGACTACGTCGACAGCTCGACGTTCGGCGGCGGCCTGCCCTGGTTCATCGTCACGGCCTACGGCGCGGTCGGTGACGGCAGCACCGACGACCGAACGGCGATCAACGCCGCCATCGCGGCCCTGAACAGCGCCGGCGGCGGCGTCCTCTACTTCCCGGCCACGCCGGCGTCCTATTTCGTCTCCGACGCCCTGACGGCCCTGACCGTCCCTTGCCTTGTCCTCGGCGACGGGAAGGGCATCAGCCAGGGCGGCTCCAGCATCACGACGAACCACGCCACGGCCAAGCTGTTCACCGTCTCGGACCTCTTCATCGAGTTCCGCGGACTCGCCATGAAGTGCACGGCCACGACGCCGGCATCGGGCGGGGCCGGGATCGCGACCACGACAGGGCACGGCACTGTCTGCTCCTACATCGACCTGTGGATCGAAGGCTTCTACGACTGCATGGCCCTCCAGCATGGCGGACGCTGGATCGGTGACGGGCTCCAGATCATCAATCCGTCCCGGTACGGCATCTGGATCGCGAACACCGACCTTCCCGACGGCGGTGACTGGTCGATCAGCAACAGCGAGATCACGACATCGTCGGCGGCCACGCACACGCCGACCTCGGCCATCCGGCAGGACTCGGCCGGCGGCGGCAAGGTCGTCAACGTCAAGATCAACGGCGACACGTCACATGAGTTCGTCACCGGCTACGACCTGAACATCAACGGCTCGGCGAACAAGACGAGCGTGCTGACTCTCAGCTCGAACTCCATCGAGAACGTGTCGGGCGACGCGATCAGCATCTCGACGACTGGCACCGGGGCCTTCGGCCTCATCGCGATCAGCGGGCTCCAGTCGGGGCTCTACTCGAACAACACCGGCCGCGTCGTCAAGATCAACGCCGCGACCAACGGCGCATACCCGGCGAACGGCTCGATCGGCATCGTCACCCTGGACGGGATCTCGGCGCACACGGACGGCACGGCCCGGGCTGCGATCTCCCTGACGAACACCGACCTGGTGACGCTCGGGGACATGGCCCTCAGCGGCTTCAACGCCCGGTACACGTCCTCGGGCGACACGAACACGGTCGACTCGGGAGCGACCGTCGCATATGCCACGCCGGCGATCGTCCTCGGCACGGCGGCGGCAGCGGGAGCAGCGGCGAGCGTCATCCGCTCCGACTCGACGATCGTCGCCTTCGACGCCACGGTCCCGACGACGATCGCCTTCTCTGACGCCGCCGCCACCGGATCGGCAGCTATCGCGGCCCGCCGCGACCATCGTCACGGGGCCCCGGCCAACCCGGGCGGCTTCGGGCCCCTCCTGATCGCGGACACTCACTCCACGCCGATCGTCTTCGGCGACGTCATCCTGAACGAGGCGCAGGATGACTTCCTCTACGCCGATACGTAGGAGCAAGGCATGACCGCGGCGTCTGACAACAAGTTCCCGAAGGTCATCATCACCGAGGGATCGGCCCCGTCCTCGCCGTCGGCCGGCGATCAGAAGGTCTATATCGACTCGTCCTCGCACCACCTCAGCCGGAAGAACAGCTCCGGCACCGTGGTCGACCTGGAGACGAACCAGACCGGCGGCTTCGCCACGACGGCCCACGCCGAGTGCACGGCCGACGTCACCCTGTCATCGATCAACACCCTGACCGACTCCACGGGTGCGTCCGTGTCGCTCGCCGCCGGGACCTGGGACATCGTCGGGAACATCGTCTTCCAGAGCAACGCCACCGGCGGCTACTGCTATGCCGAGATCCGCGAGGGGACGAACCATATGGCCGGCGCACGGGGATTCCTGACGACGGGCCAGTATTTCACCCTGCATCTCATGGCCCGAGTCACCCCCGGTAGCACGCTGACGTACAAGCTCTCGGGACAGACGGGTGACGCAAGCGACAAGATCGTCCGCTATGCGAACGGGACCGTCATCGGCACCCAGATCACGGCCACGAAGGTCGCTTGACAGACTCCGAACCCGTAGTACCTTAGCGGGCGATGGTAGTGCATCTCCCTCCTGAACTGACAAGGGCCCGTCGGCGGCACTACACGCCGACGGCCCATTTCCAGGAGGTCGAGATGTGCCGTCCTACAGATTTCCCGCCCTACGAGCCGGAAGCGTGACCCGGATGCTGCAACTGATCGGCGAGTGCCTGATCGTGTTCTTCCTCGTCTTCGCCTTCTTCGTCGCGTTGACGGCCCGCGGATGATCGGGATCAATATCCGCATCGTCCTTCCCGACGACGACATGATCGCCCTGCGTGAGATGGCCCAGGCCGAGTTCCGTGACGTCAAAGCCCACGCCTCCTATCTGCTTCAGCGTGCCATTCGTCTCGAACTCGCCCGGAAGCGGAAGGCCGTGAAGTGAGACGCCGATCGTCAGACTGGATCGCCGAAGCCTTCGCCTTCGCCCTCGCCTGCGTCGCGCTGCTGGCCGTCGCCCTGATCATCTTCGGCGAGGCGACGAAGTGAACGCCATCACCCGCTCCACCGACCACCAGTACACCTACGCCGGCGTCACCTATCCCGGCGTCACGTCGATCCTGAAGGTCATCGACAAGTCAGACGCCCTCATGTCGTGGGCGGCCCGTCAGACGGCGGAGGCGGCCGTGGGAATGGCGACCCGCGATGTCGGCTCTACCGACTACTACACCGCCCTGGACAAGATGCTGGACACCGTGGGGCCCGAAGGCGTCGTGAAGGCCCTGACGTCCCGGAGCTCCTGGAAGCGCGACGAAGCCGCCGCCCTCGGAACGGCGGTCCACGGCTACGCGGACGACCATATCAACGGCCGACCCATCCCCGACGACTTGCCGACCGTCCAGCGCGACTACGTCACGGTCTACGAGGACTGGTGGAAGGCCGCCGGCTGGACCGTCAGGACGTCCGAGGCGTACCTCGTCCACACGGCCCACGGCTACGGCGGGACGCTGGATCTCCTGTGCCGCGATCGCGACGGCAGGACGGTCCTGGCGGATATCAAGACCGGCAAGGGCGTCTACTCCGAAGCCGTCCTCCAGCTGGCAGCCTACGGCAACGCCGAGCTGATCCAGACGCCCGCCGGCGATCTCTTCCCGATGCCCGCCGTCGACCGCTACGCCATCCTTCACGTCACGAAGGACGGCGTCCGCGAGATCGAGGTCAGCATCGGGGCCCTGGAGCTCCTCGCCTGGGGAGCGGCGATCGACCTGTACCAATGGCATCGAACGGTGAAGGGAAAGAGGCTCTAGCCTCGCGACTTGATAGGAGACGATCATGGCAACGTTCACGGCAGCAGATCGCACGGGCGGCGGCGGGTTCCAGGGCAAGATCGGAACCTACCTGTGCACGTTCACGGAACTCGATGAGAACTACGAGATCACGCTGAAGGGAACAGGCGAGACGGTCACGCGCTACCGCTGGATCTTCCAGAAGGTCGACGATCCGACGACGGAAGGGCAGATCGACACGATCACCTCTCCGAGCTTCAAGCCGCAGACGAACGGCCTGAAGTTCCTGACCGGGATGCTGGGACGCGCTCCCGTCGAGGGCGACAGGACCGACGGCCTCATCGGGCGTCGGTTCAACGTGACGTGGTCCCCGAACCAGGCCGGCACGAACGCGATCACGAACGTCGTCGCGGTCGAGGACGAGCTGCTTCCCGATATGCCGAAGGTCAAGCCGGAGCTGAAGGGCGCGGCGCTGCCGTGACCCCCGCACCAGAGCGACCGGACCTCGATATCTGTGTCGGGCAACATCATCGGCCCGGTTGTGCCCACGCCAAGACAAGGGCGGGCCGCGAGCTGCTGACAGCGACCGACGATCTCGACTGGTCTCGCGGCACGATCTCAGTCAGCCGGGAGCTTCTCCGGGATTACGTCCGTCGCATCGAGGACGAGGCCGCCGCCCTCGGCACGGACGCGGGGCTGGACGTGGAGCGGCTGGCGCGGGCCATCGCCATCGTCGGGAAGAACATGAGGCTGGCTGCATCCGCTGACGCCATCGCCGCCGAGTACGCCGCCCTGGCCCGGCAGGCGGAGACGGCATGACTCCCGCACCAGAGCGACCGGACCCGCTGCGAGAGGCGGCCCTGTACGTCATCGCCGTCTATGACCGGACGCACCTTCGGCACGATGTTGCCTATGAGGCGGTGGCCGACGCGCTGGAGGATCTTCGCGCCGCCCTGTCCCGGGCGGAGAAGGAGACGGCATGAGCCTGCGTCTGGCTCTCGGCTTCGTCCGCGAGAGTGACCCCGGCGCATGGCAGTGCCCTCTCTGCCATCACTGGCGCGTCGGTTCACAGTGCTATGACCACAAGGTCCGGGTGTTCGGGCCACCGACGACCAAGAGGCCCGAAGGTCCGTTCGTCATGCCACCGTCCCGGCAGGCGGAGAAGGAGACGGCATGAGGCTGCGGTATTGGCGGGCGCGGCTGCGGATCGCGGGCTGGGTCCATCGGCGCGGCTCGACCGGCGACGAGTGGCGCTGCCGTCTGGCCGAGCGGCTACACGGGTCGTACGAACACGGGTCAACGTCCCGGCAGGCGGAGAAGGAGACGGCATGAGCCGCTGGCTCCATCCCGAGACAGAGGATGAATGGTGGGCGTATCAGAGCAACTGGGCCGTGGTGTCGGTCATCGGCGTGATGATGCTCGGCGCGCTGATCGTGGCGCTCCGATGACGACCCGCGACCCGTGTCCCTACTGCGGGATGCCGGGGATCGCCCGGCCCTATGTCGACGCGATGACGAGAGAGATCGTCCGCGATATCAAGGAGCATGATTGCCCTTCATTCGCCAAAAAGCCGGCCCTGGACCGAACGCCGACGGATACCAGCTTCATCCGAGAGGCAAGGAACACGGCCGAAGGACTCGCCCGGTGGCGCGAATGGCTGAACCGACAGAGGTGAGGGAATGACACACGACGGCCTCTATATGGCGATGGCCGACGCCATCACGCCCCGGCCGCTCGACTACAAGGGCGGCAGCATGGGGGTCTTCGACGAACGCGTCGCCGCCCTCCGCTGCTTCCAGCGGTACAGCAAGAACGCGACCCGCGACATCACCGACGGCCAGGGCATGGCCCGTTGGGTGACCCAGAAGCAGGCCCGCGTCTACGGCATCCTGGCCCGCGTCGCCCTCAGCGCCACCGGGGCGTCCACGATGCACGCCATCGCCGCCGAGGCCGGCGTCACGCCCTCCACCGTCAGCAGGACGATCCAGAAGCTCACGGCCTGGGAGATGTACGCCGTCGAGGTCCGAAGGGGCAAGTACGGCGGGATCACCGTCCACCGGAAGGGCTGGGACCGCTTCTTCGACTACGTCCGGGAGGCGAGACGGAAGCTGTCAGAACGCCGTGTTACGTTCAAATCTAATGTTGCATCCATTCTTCTGGGAACCGGAAAGGGTCCACGGAAGACGGAGACGGACTCCGGTAACGGTAGACGTAGTATGGATGCAACATTAGATTTCGACGACTGGGACACGCCGTCTCCCGAAGAGGTCGCGAAGCAGATCCAGACGGACAAGGACATCGAGGGGCTCGTCTGGTGAGGGTCGAGTACGTCACCTTCGACCCCGTCGCCAAGACCGACGGCCCGATCCATACCCGGATCGACACCGCCGACGGGAAGCGGATGTTCTGGCCGACCGGGACGAAGACGCAGACGCTGCTGTATCCCGCCTTCAGCGAGCTCGACTTCTCCGACCACGTCGTTCTGACCGAAGGCGAGCACGCCGCCGATGCCGTCAAGGCCGCCGGCCGATCCGCCTTCGGGACCGTCTGCGGCGCAGGCTCGATCCCAACCGACGCCGTCCTGATGTATCTCGCCGGCTTCCGTCTGATCCTCTGGCCCGACCGTGATGCCATCGGCCGGAAGCACATGGGCCGGATCGGCCGAAAGCTGGAGGAGATGCACGTGTGGTCGCTCCGGGTCATCCGGCCCCTGGACGGCCCCGACGACGGACAGGACGCCGCCGACCTTCCGCCGAACGTGATCTGCGCCATGATTGACGCCGTCATCGACCGCCCGCCGATCGGGCCGCTGTCGTGAAGACCCTCGCCCTCCCGCCCATCTCCGAGGCCGAGTTCCAGCGTCAGGTCCTGGACGTCGCGAAGCTGTTCCGGTGGACGGTCTATCACCCGATGCTGTCGAAGTGGTCAGAGCGTGGCTTCCCGGACCTCACGATGGTCCGAGGTTCACGGTTGATCTTCGCCGAGCTGAAGCGGGAGAACGGAAAAGTAAGCGAGCACCAGGAGCGATGGCTCGGGCTGCTGAAGGGTGCGCGACAGGAGGTCTACCTCTGGCGTCCATCCGACATTGACACCATCGCCGAGGTATTGCGATAGTGGCCGCCGTGGGCTACCTCCCTCGCTTCCAGGCGCAGCTCGGGGCCAACGACCCTTACGGCGGCCTGAGCTGTACGGCCTATGCCACGGCCATGCAGATCGACGCCGCGACCCTCGGGGCGAAGACGCCGACGGGTGCCCAGGTCCGGGCCCAGACGGGCGACTACAGCGGCGGCCTGAACCTCGCCCAGGCCGACGCCGCCGCGCAGCACTGGGGCGTCGACCTCGACGTCCGCTACCGCTACCCGTTCGCGTCGTTCATCGAGCGGGTCAACCTCCTCCAGCAGCCGGCGCAGCTCCAGGGCGGCTACACGCCCATCGCCCAGAGCCAGTACGACGCCGGGAACGGGTTCAAGGGCAACCATGACATCCTCGTGATGCCGGGGGACATCGTTCTGGATCCGCTGGCCGACGGCCGCTACCCCGACGTCTACCGCTACAAGGGCGCGGCCTATCCCGAGGACCTGCTGCGACGCTTCGCCGGCTACCTGAACGTCGGCGGCAAGAGCCTCGGAGCGGGCCTCGTCTACGCCGCCTTCGTCGTCCCGGCGAAGCCGTGGACGGCCACCGTACGGCCGATCACCGGGGCGACCCGGGAGTACACGAGGTTCTTCGTGACCGCCGGCCACGTCACCGGCCATGAGCGACGGCGGACAAAGGGCTTCCAGGCCGAGTGCACGAAGCCGACGCTGGTCATCACGCCGTCGGGCGACGCGAAGGTCAGCCTCGTCCGGATCACCGAGGGCGGGTACAGCGGCTTCTGGATCTCCAGCAAGTGGGCGGACCAATGACCGATGATCAGCCGACCGACGACGTCGTCCTTCCCGATGACGACCTGGACTCCGACGAGCTCGGGGATCCCGACGTCGATACCGACAGGGTCCCCAATGGGGATTGACACGATCAAGGTCCTGTTCACGTACTCGATCGCCGCGATCATCGTCATCGGCGGCTTCATTCTGATCTCGTTGATCGCAGACGGCGATAGCCGCCTCGCCATCGTGACCGGCTTCGTGGGCGCAGCTCTCCAGTTCATCTTCAACCGGGAGACGCAGACGCAGACGGCGCGTCAGGTCGAGCGTGGCGTCAGCGTCGGCAGCACGGGAGGAGTGATACCGCCGTCATGAGCGAGACACAGGCCGTGATCCTGATCCTGATCGTCATCCTCGTCGTCCTGGTCCTCCGTCGATGAGAGCCGATGCGTACCCGGCGCGTCATCGGCATCGCCCTCGCCGTCTATCTCGCCGTGCCGGTGGTCAAGGGGGATGCAGATGATCCGGGAACGCTTGCCTTCGCTCCTGTGCCAGATCGCTGGGCACCGCTGGCGGCCGTTCGGCCGGCCGACGTCGTCCCGCGGCACGACGGTCACGATGCGCCAATGCGCACGCTGCCATCGGATCACTATCGAGCGCCAGGAGGCGTACCCCGAGATCCTGCCCGCGCCGCCGTGGTCCGAGGCCGAAGCGCGAGCGGCACTGCTTCTTGGTACTGCGGTCATGGATCTGCCTGTCCTCGGGCCCGTTCAGGGGGGCTATCCGCCGCCGCTGGACCCGCTCTCAGACAAGGTGACTGGCGTGGACGACGTGTTCTGGTTCGATCCGGTGGCCGATCGGTTCGTGTCACGCTCGTCGACTGGTGCGCGTGTCCCGGCCGCGTCATCGACCTCTTCGCGGACGCCTTCTCGCACTTGGCACCATTGAGCCGCGGCCTCGTGAACGTCAAAGTGACGTGGTGACGTGGATGCGTTCATCATCAGCTTCGCCCAGGACACGAACGGCCAGAACGCCCGGTTCGTGCGAGCTGCCGAGAAGTACGGCGTGGATGTAATCCGGTCCTTCGCGATCGGCTCCGATGACCCTGCCGGCGTCGTGGCAAGGCTCCAGGCTGCGGCGAACAAGGGCGAAGCCCTCAGGATTCGGTCGGCTCACCGGGTCACGCACTACTTCGAATTTCCGAATGACATCGTCTGGACGCCGATGACGGAACCGTTCATCAAGGAGCTTCTACGGAAGGCCGACGTCGTCCATCTGAACAACAGCTTCAGGGCCGTGAGCCGGTTCCATATCAACAAGCCGATGCTGCTCCACCATCACGGCTCGATGTTCCGCAACAACGCCGTGAACATGCTTGGCGTGGCGAAGCACCACAAGATGGCCCAGGCCGTCAGTACGGTCGACCTGATGAAGCCGGCACCGGACGTCCTCCGTTGGCTGCCCTCGGCCTACGACATCGACGAGCTGCAGCG